GCCTGCCGCCTGTCTGCCTTTGTCTAAAATACCCATCGTTTCCAATTCACGGGTCAAAAGGTCGCCCGGCGTGTACGGGTTTAACTGATTGTTCGGGTTACGCATGATTGCGCCGTTTTCGTCCTTAAACACCAACATTTTGCCACCTTTACCGTCGTCGATAAATTCCGGGTTCATACCCTTAATTTTGTCGATAGCTTGACCCAACAACACCTTTGTTGCGCTTTCCGGCAAACCTGCCTTAAACTTCAATCCGGCGGTTGCGGTCTGCAACTCTGTATCAACACGAATACCGAACACCTCTTTTGAATGGTTTTGTTCGGCTTCATCGTATTTGGTTTTCAAATCATTGTATTGACTCGTAACGCTTTGCAAATCTGCCTTTGCTTGTTTCAAAGCCTTTGCCGTTTCCGCATCACTTGCACCGTCGGCAATAGCTTTTTCCAAACGTGCCTTTTCTTTTGTAAGGCTATCAATTTGCGACTGCAAACCGCTTACCCCCTCAACCTTGCTTTTGAACTCGCCTAATACACGTTTAGCGTAATCAAACGTTTTTTCGGTTCCATTCTTTGCGATACCGGAAACGGCTAAAATATCCGCATCCAAACCGCCGTAAATTTCTCCCGTTTTCTTCGCTATAACGCTGTTTTCGTCGTTGACTGATAACGTGGTTATCGCTGTTAATTGTTCGTCGGTTAATCCGGCTAATGCCGCATTTGCCTTTAATACATCAATCGTTAATGCCATAATCTTACCCTTTGATTATTGTTAATAAATTCGGTTACTTTTTGCCCTCGGCTTTCGCTTCTGCCTCGGCTTTTGCTTTGGCATCCGCTTTGGTTTCCTTAACAGGCGTTGACGGGATAACGCCCGACGCTTTCAGTTCTGCCAAAATTTCGGCTTTCAACGCTTCTTTCTCGGCGGCTTTGGCTTTCGCTTCTGCCTCGGCTTTTGCTTTGGCATCCGCTTTGGCTTTCTCCAATGCGGCTTTCTCTCTTTCCGCACGGGCGACGCTTTCCGCCTCGGCTTGCTCTTTCATGTACTCGTTCGGGTCGTGCAATATGGTAATTGTGTAACCCTGTTTTTTCAGATGCTCGGCAATGCTGTTTTCATAGCCTTTTTTGCCGAACTTCTGAATACGGGGAATAGACAAACGTTTACCCGTTTCGCTGTCGAACTTCTTAATTTCAATAACGCAATGAAACAAATGTTTCTCGTTATCCGGTACAATGTAATTTTCGGGCGTAACGTCGAAAATACTAACGTCTTTAGTTTTGCCCTCGCTTACTTTCACTCGCATAATCTTTAAATTTATTAGTTATGAAATTTATCTTTGAATTGAACGGCATATTATAGCCA